GATGGACGCAGGATCACAAAGAGTTTCTCGACGGACTCGTCGAAAAGAAGGTCATCTCTGCGTACGAGAACAACTCGACGACGGAGCGCGTTCAATTCAAAATCACCGGGTACCGTGGGAAAGATCCGATCGGCGATCTGAAGCTTCAGAAACAGTTTCGGTTGTCCAACATGCACCTTTTCCACCCCGTGCAGGGGATCAAAAAGTATTCGTCGCCGCTCGAAATCATTCGCGATTTCGTCGAAATACGCATGGAGTGTTACCAGCGTCGCAAGGCTCACATCGTGGCCGAACTGCGCGCGAAGGTCGATCTCAACGATAACAGGGCGCGGTTCATCGCCGACGTCGTCTCGGGGCGGTTGGTCGTCTTCAAGCGCCGCCGCGCTGATCTCGAATCTGACATGGCGAAATCGTTTACATCTAAAAATGGGGATTTCTCATACTTACTCGATATCAAGACCCATCAGTACACGGAAGAGGCCATTCATGATCTCATGCGGGAGGTCGACGCGTGTAAACGGGAATTAGACGCTATCATCAAAAAAACGGAACGCGACATGTGGTTGGAAGATTTGAGATTTTAATTACAAAAAATAAGAAAAAAATATGACTTCAAAGCGTTCTCACCGTGAGTGCATAGCAAACCAGCCTTGAAGCAAAAGCTAGAAGTTCGAAAGCATAGAGAATTTTGGTTCGATGGCAACTTGGTTTACCAGCGATGAGAGAAACCTGACCCGTGGTCATGTCGATGTCAGTGAACGTGGGATACTGATTGTTAGTCTTGCGCATGCACACGTACATGTCGCTCGACATCAACGCGTATCTCGAGGTGCTGGCCCCTATTATGGCGGACACAATGACAAAGACGTGGCCTGCACGTACAGGCACGCTGAAGCGCGGAGCCGCGTACGCGACAGCGCAGAATACGAACGAAGCGATCATGCACGTCACTGGCCAAATGATTTGGTACACGTAATTGTACGTGATCTGTGAGCTCACGATCGTGAGGATCGTCTCTATGACCCAGTTTGCAAAGGCGGCACGTGTCGCCCACGTGTGGTTTAGGTCAACTTTAGCATCACACTTCCCGTCATCGACCTTTGTGACGACCGCGACCGTCGCGCGTTCCATGCTATCCGCGGAATCGCGTCTGGCGTCTTCGTTCGTCGCCGCCGCAGTTCGAAACATGACGCGTGCGTCGTGAAGTGCCGTGTGTCGTCGCTTGAGAAGGAAAGGGGAGGGGGTAAGAAGAGATTTACCCTAAATCTAAAGATTCGATGAAATTTCATATGGGATACATTTCTTTAATATATATTCTATAGCGACACCCGGAGGTGCGTGTCGACCGACCACCCGGAGACGATACGCTCCACTTCGCGACGCATCACGAGGGATGCCGACGACGCGCCGTCGTACCAGGCATGCGGAAGAGGGAGACACTGACAGCTCAGCGCAATCACCCCATAAAGAAGCGGAGCCGAGCGAGCTTTCCGGGTTTGCGTCGCGCCAGCGTGGTGAGCGTGATGGGTTCATAGCATCCCCTTCCAGGGAACGGCACCTGGGAGTGGGCGATGATGGTGCACAAGATAGACTCGTGTACGGGTTCGCCTTCATTGTTACGATCGTTCTGCCTCAGGCGTTTCGCATACTTTGGCCGTCTTACCTAGTGTGCCCGGTTGTGTTGAGTGCCGTCCTGTATCACCTCATCAAGGCTTTCTACGGCCATCGCTTACAGGAATGGCTTCACGGGATGGATGCCAATACAGTGTCAAAAAGTAACATATTTGTGCGGTGTATGCACGCAGTGAAGGCGAATAACACGGATTTCTATGGGCCGACGGTGGGGCAAAACACAAAGTGGTCGAGCACATTCAGTTTATTCTACACGAACGCCATCTTAGGATTAGTGTGGAGGTTAGGTTGGATGGGTTGGAAGCACCGTAACGATGAAGCGAGTATGAAATCACTCGCCGTTGTTGTCTTGCTGCAACAACTGTTACACATGGGCCTGGTTCGGATTCATTCCACGATTCGAGTAAACGCCCGTGCTGCCGCTGAAGTCGCGTGGGAAGTCATCATGAATGTACGCCAAGCGCGCCATGCACAGGTGTTTTCACTGAGTATCGTGGGAGGTGGCATCCACGTATTCTTATTGCTTCTCGAAAGGGATGGCGCGCATGTACTGAGATTTTTGTATTCTCGCTTCAATTTGATATTGAAATTAGGCATAGATCACGCGTACTACTGTCTGAGGCTGTTTCTAGTCGATGATCCCATGTACGCCCTCGTTGGACGACGGGGGGAGGACTCCAAACTGGTTGAAATGTGCGCTTTACACCATCTCATGGAGGCTATGTTTGGCGACTTAGTCCTGACCGTGTCCGTCGCGTCTACGCCACAATTGTACGATGCGTGGGCGGAGGCCGATCTTTTCGTACAAATCGGCAGCATGATGGTACTGGGATATGTATCACTCAACAAAACGATACCACTACAACTGGAGCGCGAGGGCTTGAATGCAAGAAACATCGTCGACTTTCTTCTGAAGTGCACGGTGATCATGTCACATTCGATGATTCTGTATGGGGGTGTAAAATGAGCGCGCGATTTTGTTGTAGTAGCTCGCCTTTTTGCATAAAAAATAATCACGTCCCATGATAGATGAGCGAAGCCGCGATCATATCACTCAACGCCATTGGCGCCCAGGAAACACACATCCTGACGTCCGATGCGTCGGGCTCCATATTCGTGAAAGACCGTGAACGCCACAGTGAATTCCGAAAGTACCACCGGAGTAAAAACGTGAAGAGCCCAGGGAATCCGGCCACGTGGCCGTTTGGCGAACGCTCGATCAAGGTTCAGTACGAGCCGCGCTCGATGGGTGACATGCTCGCGAACATGTGGGTCTCGTTGACCCTGCCCGCGCTCGGCAACGGCGAGAACTACGCGGATCAAGTCGGGCGTCATATATTCAAGTCCGTCACCATGCGCGTCGACGAGACGGAGGTCGAGGTGTTTCACGGCGATTGGGGCGTCATCTTCGATGAGTTATATTTGGAGACGAGCGAAAAAGTCGCCAACCGCTTCTTGGTGAATCGCTCGCTCGCGTTCGACGCCAGTCAAACGAACCAGGAGGACGCGCGCTATGAAAGCGAGGTAGTTATCCCGTTGAATTTCTTCTTTTCGCGAAAGTACGCGACCGACGAATACAGCTCGAATCGACCCAATCGCCCGTACCTACCTCTGTGTGCGATGCACCGGCAGAAGCTGGAGTTTGACTTTGAGTTCCATCCACAGACGTTCTTCGCCAACACGGCGACGACGCTGTCCCTGTCGAGCTTCGATATAATCACGGAGGAAATCACGGTGCACCCGGATGAGCGATTGTTCCTCTCCGGGCAGCGACAGCTGTTGGTCACGGACATCGTGCGCCGGCACCCGGAGTTGGACATCGACGCGGGGTCGCCGAAAACGCTCAAACAACAGCTCGTGCCGTCGATTCCCGTCAAGGCGTTTCACTGGTTCTTTCGCGACACGCGATTTGAGGATCCCGCCGTCGTCGGCGCGGACGGTGAAACAGAAGATGGCCAACTCTACGTGCACAACCGATTCAACTGGAGCCGCGACACTGATTTCGACGAATTGAACACCTTTTTCAACCCGGTGCTTAAGGGCGCGCGCTTCCACATCAATGGAAACCCCCTCCCAGACATCACGTCGTCCACTCACGCATTTTACAAGTATCTCGTTCCCTACCAGCGAAGACTCTCGCGTCCCATTCGAAACCTGTACACGTACTCATTTTCCATGAGCCCAGCAACGGTGGACCCGAGTGGGAACCTCGATTTTTCGCAGCTGAAGAGTGATCGAACGAACATTGAAATCACATTGGAAGACGCGGTACAAAATAGTTACACTATGCATATGTATTACACCGGGTATCAAGTGTTTGAGTTTCAAGGAGGTAAAATGCAGGTGGCCTAAGCAGCAGTGCGCTTGAGCGAGTCCTTGTGTTGGCGCATGTAGTCGATCACGCCCTTCTGTTGACACCACTTGAGGAAGTTCAGTTGCGCGAGCGTCGTCTTGACGGTGCGATCGGTGCCCGGGATCGTGAAATCGATCTTCGCCGTTCTGCAAAACG